ATTTTCTCCTCAGCGTATCCGGTTGCGAACGCGACACCATCTGCAAAAGTCCGGTATATATACGCTTTAACAATAAATCTATCATTTGCAAAACTCTCCAGTTCTGTGTCAATGCGGAAGTCTGGCCAGTCCTTAATAAACTTTTCCAGTCTTACTTCCACAGTTTCGTAATTGTCTAGGTTAAATGCCATCTAAATCCCTTTCAGTAGCGAGCATCCCAGCGAGTGCGATATATGCACACGCATCGATATATGAATCGATATGGTGAGGACTCTCTTGTATTCGTGCGAGTTTAACCTCAACGAGTGCCAGACAAGCCTGGTAGTCCGCGATTGGCGTGTCGAGAAGTTGTTGCAGCCGCAAGGCAATGCGTGTTTGGTTAATTCGGGGATGTCCGTAAATTGCGCCTCTATCACCGATGACATCTGTGGCACTTTGTAATATTTCTTTAGCGATCATTGTTTACCGGATGACGGCTAACAGCGCGGCCAACTCTGTAACCTTCGCTTTTGCCATTACTCCAGCCACGCCAATAGCAGTAATACATAGCGACTGGACTTAGCAGTAATAAACCAACAGCTTCAAAGTAAGTTAAATCAATCATGATTGACCTGTTACTTCAAGAAACTTCTTATATTCGGTTGTTGTCATTGCGCCGTCATAACGACCACAACCAAAGCAATGAGTTTCGCCCATAGGTAAGCAGCAAAAGCCGCAGTAGTAATCGTTTCTTTTTAGTGCCGTCATATCAAACATTTGTAGCCCCTAACTTGTCCACATATCTTGTGGATTAAGTTAAGTGTGAACTATCTATGAGCCTATTTCAACCTCATCGTGGTCTTTTTTGATAACAATTTGATAACGAAATCATCCTCAAAACCAAGCCATTCCTCGCCACAACAGGTATCAGCCATAGACTTTGCCCTCGAACATGAAAGAGCCATCCTTTTCTATGGGAACGGCAATAGGCACGACACGCTTACGATCTGTATACATAACGCCAAAGCCAGCCTGCCAGTTGAACGTGCCTTTTGTGTAGTAGGCCTGACGTGTATCCATCATGTGCCCTACTTCAAAGCCTGTTAATCTAGATACCTCTAAACCGCCTGAGGATTGCGTATAAGACGATATTCCCTGCCTGTGAGTATGTCCACACACTACGCTCTTTCCATGCCTCTTAGCGGCTTCTAGGGCTGTTATGCCCCCTTGTGGCTTTGTGCTCTGCTCATCGCCATGCACCATAATCCAGTTAGTGCCGGGGATTTCGTATGGCTTCTTGTGATATTTAATGCCCAACTCAGGCAAGCGTAAAAAGTTCTCAATCTCTAACTCTGGTGCGCCGATAAGTCCGGGCAATCTGGTGGCTAAAGCATTAAACAATCGTGCGCCGTGGTTGCTACGGCTCAGCTGTGTAATTTGTAGGTCATACATGACATCAACACACATGTCGCGGTCTTTGCCTATGGTCTTGGAGTGTTCGTCAAAGCCTGAACTCCAGCGACTTATTGTCTGAAAATCAATTTCATCACCAACACATATAACTTCATCTGGTTTGAACTTGCGGATAAAGGCTGAAACGTTGGCTACTGCTTTGGGGTTGTGAAAGGGAACTTGTAGATCACTTATCACGACTATTTTCAAGGTTAGTCCTCGTCATCCTCGTAGTAGCCAGGTTGATCTGGCAACCAGTTGGGCGTGGGCAGGATCGTTGCTGGATATGTTTGTGGAGCAGTAATTAAATAAAGTGCATGATCTACGCTAAAACCACTACGCCGTAATGACTTGTAATACTCATTAAGACCAATGCAGTATTGATCTAAAGCTGAATAGTCTGTAACGTCAATGACTTTTCTGCGCGCCATAGTATAAGTGTTACCTATCTAACATTTGGATAATGGTATCGACACGCACTTCTAGTCGATTGACTTGATCGCGTAGTGATGAGCCACCATTCGTTTTAAGTTCGCTTAGGTAATGCTTTACAAGCCATCTAACTGAAGCCACAAAGGCCGCAACAATGGTTACTAGGCTAACGCTGAGAGCAGCCCAGTCTTGCGCTTGCATTATTTTTGAATAACTAGCGTTGACAGGTTAGATGTGCCTGATGATGTAATTGCATAAATTGGATTGCCGTGATTCTGAATTACAACCTTATCGCCGTTGTCCATGCGATAACCATTAGCAACAGTTACATCCGCGCCACCAATATAAAGTGTGCCTGATGATGAGTGAAAGTGGACTTCCTCAGCTGCTTGGTCATTGGCCACTACTACTGCGGCTGTGGTTGTTACTGTGTAGTTTGCGCTAGATATAGTCATTTTATGATCCTTTTGTTAGTTGTTATTTTCTAGGTGTCGCATATCCAAAAACACCGGCAAGAATTGCCCATAATACTGCGCGGTAATCAAGTGAGAAGTTACTTGCAGCCCAAGCTGCTAAGAACGCTCCGGACATTAGGAATACTGGGTGTTTCATTCTGTCTCCTCTGGTATGTCGATTTCTTCAACAATGTTGTTGTTTGGCTTTGACTCGTCATAACCACCGATGCCGTATGTAACTTTTTTCATTATGCAACCCTCACAAATGTATAAGGAACGGCTGTTTGGTTTGTAAGACTTGTCGCTGTGCTAAATGCACCAGTAACGCTGTTCTGTCCATAACCAACAATAATGTTTCCGTTTGGTGCAGAACTTGCCGCACCAATCAAAGCGTTTAAGACGTTGGTAGCCGATGAATTTCCAAAATAGTCGGCAGTGGTTGGCGCGGTTCCCTGTTGAACAAATGCAAGCCAATAGAATCCAGGATTTAGGCTTTGTGAAATTGTTATTTCGTAAACTGTAGATGCCGCTGTTGCTGTAACTGTTCCAGCATCTAAAACAACAGTGGAAGGTAACCCACTTGTATTGTTAAAAATGCCCAATCTAACAGTTGCAGTTCCTGAAAATGTGGCGGCAGTTCTTATTGCTATTCTGTCTAGAGTAGTTGTTTCTGGAAAAAAAATTGGTTGGTAATAAACGTTTGTGTTAACGGGAGTTCTGGTTGCGCTGCTTGTATGAGGCGTTTTGTAATACTGACCCGAAATCATTTTCACTATCGGATTCAAAACTGCTAAATCATAGGCAGTCTTTACGCTGTTCGGAGTTGCCGCGGTTGTAGTGCTTGTGCTAGAAGTTGAGTCTGTTAATTGTAAGATTCCAGCAGCTGACGTTGATCCAGCAGATACCGAAAGGTTTGCTGCTGTCGAAGTGCCAGAGTTAGTAATTGGTGCATTGACGGCTATTACGCCTGATGAACCAGTTGCTCCGGTTGCTCCGGTTGCTCCAGTAGCTCCTGTATCACCTTTAACGCCTTGAATACCTTGTATGCCTTGTGCGCCTGTTGCTCCAGTAGCTCCGGTAGCCCCTGTTGCACCAGTCGCGCCTGTCGCTCCGGTAACTCCAACAGATGACACAACAGCGCTGTTCACCTGCTCAGTTACATTAACTGTGCTTACTTGTGGTTGTATTACAATTAAATCACTCATCGAGTTACCTGTGAACTCACACTCGCTACGCCTTGAATCAAGCGTGTTACTACGCCTGCTGGTGAAGTAATCTCTAGATCGTAGTCATACTTTGCTGAGTCATCTAAAGCACCTGTTTGCGCAGCTGTGGCACGAATAGCCAAATTACCAGTCGCTCCGGTAATTGTGATACCTGAGGCCTGTGTAAGGCTGATAGCGGCTGTTGCGCTAGTGGTTGTAAGTCTAAACTGCATGGCTGCTGTGTAACCTGTTAGGTTGATGGCTGCGCCTGTTGAATCTTTGTAGGCAATGTTTAGATACCAGTCAGCACCTTGGTCAATGATGAAGTTATATTGCTCAGCCATTATTTGCTCCTAGTAGAGGTATTTGAAAAAAAGAACCATTGTCATCACCTTTAGGCGTAAACGAGATATGAAGGTGCGATGTATGGGGATCAATGCCGGAATACTTGCGCCACTTCCACTTAAGAATGGGTGAAGCAATCTTTCCGTTGTGTATGACGTAGGCAATGCGCTTGTCTGTTTTGGCGGCAATCCTAATCTGATCAGCAAGATAGGTTGCGTTGTTCTTTGCTCCACCCAAATCAGAGTCAATGTCAAGGGCACGAACGACCATAGTAGGTGGCAAAGGATTATGATCTGACTTAGCCGCTGCATGGCGAGAGTCCCCAATCCAGCCATCGGAACGCCTATCTCTATCTGGGAAACAGTCATCTATTTGCTCACGTAGTTGTATGCCAGCTTTACAAAGGTGGGGTTTCATTAGTTCCCCTTATGCGTAATATTCTATGATTATTGAGCCTGCGCCGCCTGCGCCGCCTGTTGTATATGGAGCACCGCCACCGCCGCCTGCAGCGCCGTAATTGTTGGCTATTAAGCCAGCCTGTCCAGCATTTCCAGCGCCACTACTTGTTGAAGCCATTCCGCCCAAGCCACCTGCTGCTGAAGTTGCGCCTGTCATAGTAGTCGTTCCACCAGTTCCACCAACAGTGCCACCTGTTCCACCAGCACCAAGTGAATAACTAATGCTTGCCCCTGGAGTTGTGGCAAAAGTGCTCTCTACAATTTGCCCACCTAATCCATCTTGTCCATTTGAACTATCTCCGCTCACATTGGCGCCACCACCTCCACCTCCACCGCCACCAATAAGTGTTGCGTTAATGTAAGTGACTCCAGTAGGAACTGTCCAAGATGTGCCAGATAAAAGTGTTAAACGATACGCAGTTTTGCTGGATGATACTGCTGGGTATGAATTAACGGCCATTATGCTACCTGCATCCCATAAACGTTGAATGAAAGATTAGCAGTTGAAGCGTAAACACGAACTTTGTCAGTTGCGCCAAGACTAATTCCAATAGTTAAAGTAATAAAAGAATTTCCAAGTATCGACACGTCATACGCAATATAGTCTTTAGTGGCTGTCGCTGCTCCGGCAACTGATGTAGATAGTCTAAATGTTGCAGCAGTAGCACTACGGTTTGCAATAGTTACGGTAGATATGACTGCTTGTGTTGATGCTGGGACTGTGTAGAGATCAGTCTCAGTTGTGGCTGCTGGCGCGCTTTGTGCCAATACCTTGTAGGTTGTCGTTGCCATGCTTATGCTCCCATAACTAGAAATGGATGTGGAATTGTTGGGACTAGGTTTACTGTGCCTGCCAAGTCATTGACATCAGATGCGTTATAGACATCACCATTGACAAAGGTATCTTTGACTGGAAATCCGACTGCCATTAGTTTTCTCCTTGAATTCTTAGGGTTAGTTTACCAAAGTTTGTCATGCAATAGGCTCACTTGTGGTAAAGGTTGTGAACCAACTTGATGGGGTGATTGTGTGAGCCACACCCATACATTGCAAAGTCTTGTTAATGGTAGTGCGATCCTGTGCCACGTTCTTGATCTGAATAGTGTCAAAGAAGTTCATGTTTAGGGCAGCGGTTTTGGTTGGGGCATCGCCTACTGCTAAATCTAAGGTTAGTGAGTCAATTCTTATGGTTGTTTGGGCGCGCTTAGATACAAGTAACTGGGCAGCTGTTAAAGCCTGAGCATCGGTCTCAAACAATAGATCCGTGTAACTAAGTGAGTGTGGGAAGTATTTCTCTATCGAGTCTGTATCTGACGAAGTCTGGGCAGAGCCACCAGTTCTAGTCAAAGATACTTGGTTAATAATTAGACTGTCATCAAAGGCAAAGGTAATGCCGTAGTAAGGAATTCCTGTGCCATCGTTAGCAAATACTGTTGGGCTTGTGCCAGTTTGGGCTTGGATATAAGCCCTATCCTTGAAAGTAACCTTGCCTTCGCCATCTACGTAAAGGCCACCTATTTCGACAAACTCAACGCTTTTCATGGCTTGTAGGGCTGTTCTGCCTGTGGCTGGGTCGTTTAATACTGTTACTGTGCCAGCATCGATTGAGCGCATTGATGATGGGTATCCAACTTGGTCAAGTATTTGTGTGATTCTTTGGCCAGTTAGATTGCCTGCTGCTGCGCCGGATACTGAAGTAATGTTGGCATTGGCAAAGAGTCTAAAAGCATCTGTTAGTTCTACATCAACAAAGCCTATTTCCATGTCTTTTGGATACGTGTAGTTGTAGGCAACTGTATAGCCGGAATAAATGTAAACGCCATCAGCTGAGATACGCATTTTGCGTAGGGGAACTAACTTGCCAAAATAAGGGCTGGCTGTGTTCTGCGGATTCCAATCACCGTTTGGATCATAAATTCTGACTGTGGCTGAGCCTGCTTGGAACTGAGCCTGAATTAAGTTATATCCGCGATTGATATTTATTCTGCTAACTTGGTTTGTTATATCTACTATGTCTGCCGCTGCAACGCCTAATATGTTGTTGCCTAATTGACCATAGATTAAATCGCCAAGAATTAGGGAATAGCCAAAAGAAGCACCATTGCCAAATAGGAACTCAACCTTGATTGTTGGTAATGCCATTATTTGCCGTAATCAAATATGCCGTTGCGATTGACAACGGATGAACTGCCATTGGCGTTAGCCCCTACAACGGCTGCGTTAATGCCATACGCGGCAGCTGATGGGTCAATAGATACGACAATATTCATAGGTGCGCCTGTTTGCGGATTTAAGCGTGTAAAAGCATCTTGGTAATTGTTTTGCGGCATTATTGGTGCGCTGGAACTAGGTGCGTTGAGAGAATCTAAAAACGCATTAACTGCATCAGTCTGAGATTGGAAAGACGTATCTGCCAAATCAATTAGAACAGATTGGTAATCCTCAGCCAAAATTTGGGCTGGGGTTTTAATCTTTGCCGACCCTAGAAGTTCTAACTCATCACGTATCTGTTTAATGCTCTTTATGGCCTCTAATGCTGATTCTTTAAGATTGCCAAATGGATCAACGCTATTGGAAATTACTGCCGCTAACTGGACTGACAGTAGTTCTTGAGCAAGTTTGCCTGCGGCATCTGTATTGCCTAATAAAATTTCTCGTTGCAATTTAAGTCTTAGGGTCTCATCCTCAGTTAATTTACCTTGCAGCGCAGCTGTATTTTGAATTAAATCCATGTTAAATACGGCATTGGACTTGTCAAGAACTGCTTTGGCTTTGGCTAATGCAGTTTGTTCTTTAAGTGCCTTAGTCTGCTTGCCTACTAATGCAGCTAATTCTTTTTGACGTTTAGCAGCATCGGCATCTGCCTTCTTGCGCAGGGCAATAGTCTTGAGGGCAGCAGGAGACATATCTGGCATATTGCCTGACATCGGATCATACTTGCGGTCTTTAGTTGCTAGGGTATTACGCTTGTTGGACAACGCCCCAAATACTTTACCCAGCAAAGATGCACCGCTGTATTTAATTGCTGTGCCTAGAGCCGCTGCAAAGTCGGCAGCAAACATAGCCATCTTTTCCATATTAGCTGTGGCCTTGTCAATATCGCCACCACCAAATGCTGTGGTGATTGCATCAACTAAACCTTTTCCAATAATCTCTTTTGCATTACCTGATGCGACAGTTAAAGCATTTATCTTGCCAGCGTAAGTATCAGCTGCTAAAGATGCTTGTCCGGTGAAGGTTGAGTTCAATTTGTCTTGTATCTGTTGGAATGACATTGTTGCGAGTTCAGCATTTGTCAAACCTAAATTGTATTTTTTTAGTCCTTTAAGGTTTCCAACATACGCCTGTGATAAATCGTTAATTGTTGTGTTCAAGTCCACGCCTGCGCCAGCAGAAGCATTTAAAGCAAGAGTTAATAATTCTTTTGTTTTAGTATATGATTGGGTTACTCTGATTAAATTTGAAAACGCAGGGCGAAGCAAGTCATCTGCAACGTGATAAGTTTTTTCAAGTCCGGCAACAAAATCAGCCACATTAGTTGCTTCATAAGATAAACCTAAATTTGTTACGGTTTGTGTTAATTGTCTGGCTGCTTTGTCATCCTCAGCAAAAGCTTGTAGTGATTGGCTTGAATATCTAAAAAGTTTTTGTGCGCCCGCTAAACCAACATAGGCTTTCGCTAAAGATTTTGCTCCTGCTTGCAATCCCAAAATATCTTTTTCGG